TGGTGGAAACCGCTGGAATAACAGTAGTTAAGTCGATTTCTGATACGTTCACACCAGGTGAAACAAAAAAGGCCATGTTGTATGCTCCTTAATACTAATAGTTCTTAATATTTATTATTTTATAATTTCGTCATTCATCAAGCCATTTTTCAAACTCTGAAACAGACATAACACCCTCAGGAGCATTATTATCATCATCAAATGATGAGAATATCCCAGAAGGATAATATTCTTCTTCTGTTTTACCTAAATCACGTAGCGCTACTGCATTTCGGATATTTAGGTCAGACAATTCTTTAAAATAATCTTGCATAGTAAGCCAACCAAAGAGAACCAATGTCATAACTAAGTCGTCATGTTGTCCCTCTTCTGCCTTATACGAATCACCTACCTGTACGAATGAATATAACTCTTCAATAACATCTATATCGTTTAAAATTAGCTGTTGAGCCTCTACTAGCGTTTTTAAGTTTTGACAGCCAATACGCTTAACCTGTTTAGTTGTGCGCACACCAAGATTATTAGAGCCGCCAAATCCTCCACCTACTTGTTGTCCTTTACGCCCCTTCATAGCAGCATGTATCATATTATCATATTCAAGTTCATAGTGGAGAATATCAGCAACCTGCTGCCCGGCGTCGTTAATTTCAACTAAAACATAGGCATCGTTATATTTTTTTGCGAACTGATGTATAAAGTCCGGAAATAGCATAGGCGATATTTTATTATCTTTAAATTTTGCTACAATACGGTACGGGATTGTAGATATGTCAATTACTGTAAATGCTGAGTAATCTCCCTCCACGCCTCGAGCTAACGTCACATATAATAACATATGGTTTATCTTTAACGGGTTCTTCATACATTGCAATTTGCATGGTATTATATAATGGAGTTTCTTTAACCAGGTTAAGAAGGACATTAGGAGCAATTAGCGTGTTTACGAGCCGATAAACTCTGTAGAAAACTCTTGCCTAAACTTTTCTTCACCCATAATCTCAATTTGCTTACGCTTCCATTCTTCATCACGTCCAGGTACATCATTCCACTCAACAGAGAATGGAGCAAACTCTGATTTACCTTTTTCAGAATCACTCCAGAGCTTATAAAATTTATTTAGACCGTGAGGTGTTGAAGTCATAATAACTTTGGTAGTTTTACCAGATGAAATAACAGGAAACGCAGATGCGAAGAATTCATCCTGAAGATTATTATCAACGAACGCAAACTCATCTAGGTAAATCATATTACGAGAGGTACCACGAGCAGCCGATCCTGTTGTAGCATCTGCAGCAATCTTACATCCGTTCTCTAGCTCGATTGAACGCTTATTCCACTCCACGACACCTTGTTGAATCCATTTGGGTAGATTTTCATACGCTAATTGATAACGAGATAAAATTTCTTGAGACTGCTCTTTTCTGTTTGCTAGAATAGCAATCGAGTAGTTTGAGTGAAATAGGGTGTACCAAAGCATAAGAGCAACTACGCTTGAAGTCTTGCCTGACTGACGTGGTAACTTATGAATGGAGTAACGATTGTTGACCATAACATTCAACATATCTTCCTGAAAATCATAGAGGTCAAAACCGATAATACCGCGATCTACGTTAATAATCTTTACATAATTCTTAATAAAGTAAATAGGATCTCTCATACACTTTAAGAATTCAGATACTTGATCGGGTGTGTAGTTTTGAGGTACGTTTACTCGCTTTAACTTTTGATTACCTAGGTAATAATTTGTTTTGTTTATCATCTTTTGTGTACTTCATCTAGTGTTTTACCCCAATCATGCCCGGTCACAGGATCTATTGCTGCAGCGCGTGTAATATTTGGAGTTTTATCATCAGGCCCACGGTGCTTCCAAGTCATAGTTTTTGCATGATTGTAATGAGCCTCTATTGATTCTTTAGCAATAGATCTTACATTATCATCTTGATGTTGAGCTAGTTTTAATAATTGATCTGGATGTGGTGTATGAAATGCTATCCCAGACACTGTTGTATCTCCCTTCATATATCCAGTATCTCTATCGTTGAAATGATTTTTAAGAGCAGTTTCAAAATGAGGCTTACTATCATCTAGAGTTTGCTTTGCTCCTGCGATAGCTTTTTTAACTTCGGGGTGATTATAATCTGAATTATGCTTTTCTAGTGCTGCAGCTACTTGTACCTTCTTTGTTGAATACGCGTCTCCTAATGCTGCTATAGCTCCATCTTTTGCTCCTCTAGATGGATGCGATATCGAATCCTTTAGTATTGAGGAGTGAGATATTCCAACATCGTCGATATCTGCAGAAACAATATTTTTAGCGTTATGGTATGTTTTATTATTATAGTAATCATGCTTTACAGCAGAAAGTCTATTATCTCGATTCTCCGGACCTTTCATGTGTTGCGACATACTATCAAAAATGCGGTGCTTATAATAAGAGTCGTCAGAATTAGATGAACCTTTATTGTCATGTAGAGACTTCAATACAGTTGATATTTTATCTGGTGTATTATGATGTTTTAAACTCATAATAGTAAGTTTTTTATCCCATTTACCTGGGCTATTTAATTCTGAATGTATCCTAGAATCATTTGTATCCATATGCTTTAATGCCATATGGGTAAAGAGATTGTCTTTATGCTTATATGCACTATCTATTAACCCGTTAGCAGATTCATGATCGCCTTCTGATTTAAACCTTTTAATTGCAGATTCTACTGTCTTATAATGATATCCAGGAATTTTATTGTCAAGACCGCGTTGCGCTAAAGCCTTAACGTGATCTTTACTGCCGTTATTTACAATGACATCGATTACTTGTGGGTGTTTCGATGTTTGTACGAGATGATTTATAGTAGAGTCTGTGTTTTTAAAAGCTACAGAGTTATCATCATCATCGTATGAAGTTTTAGCTTTTTGATATACTGCTTTTTCTTTAAGGGGAAAATGATGCTCTGTCCACCCTCTAACACTGGCTCCAAATGCATCACCACCATGACCGTAAGTTCTACCTTCAGGGCGTAGTATAGTATCTGACTTATCTTTTTCATGGTGAAAAGGCTTTAATGCAATACGAGCTATAGGTTCTTTAGCTTCGTGGTCACCTTTATTTACGAGGTATGCAACGTGAGTACCGTTTTTAATTTCCTTAGGAAGAAAGTCATTATTTTCTCCGTGATCCATATCCATACAGGAATCCCATGCGCGGTCAGTAGACATACCAGCTACGTCGTGTGGGTGTCTGCTAATTACAATCTCATGGTTTGCGTTACTACCAAACTTGACTTGCCTTGCAGAATCTCTATTATGCCTTAGCATAAGATCTTCTGGTGCTCCAGTCTTTTTAAGTGCTCTACCAATAGCATTAGAGCGGTTATGCTTATCAATAGCAACGCCTTTATCTCTATCTACTTTATACCCGCTTTTTTCTAGATGATCTTTTACGGGGTCGTCCGTATGTAAAGGTATTACTACGCGATCTTTGCCGCCCATAGCATGATCAGAAAAGCCAATATTTCGGCCTTTAGCACTCCAATTATCTACTTTTGTTTTTTGTTTAGGAGTTAGCTCTTCAACAATATACTCTGAAAATCTAATCATCTGACTCTTTCTTAATCATCTTTAATAAATCTGCAGCAGTAATATTTAAATTATTATTAATAGTAGTTGGATTTCTATCCCCATTAGCTGCTGATTGTTTTACTGTTGTATCTGCTAGCTCTCTATTAGCTTCCGTAATGGATTTTAATAAAGCTGCTAATGCTAAAAACATTTTATCAGATTCTGCCGTAGATGCCACATCAATAAGATTATTAAGGGCAGGAGTTGTCTTTGCTAGTAACTGACGGAGATTAGTTTTTATCTCTTCAAACTGTTCATGCGTATCAATAACATCGTGCTTAATTTCTTTAATATCCAGAGGATCAGGAAGGTATGGCACCATTCCTAATGATTCTGAAATTGTATCTTTTTTCATTATAGGTCCTCTATATCTACGGCAATACCATAATTATCTCCTGGACCTATTTGGTCTAAGGGAACTGATAATGAAGTATTAGTAGTTGGTGATCCATTAGCAAACATAGCTGGTTGTAGTACAATCCTCTCTTCAGCCGCACTAGTGGTGTTTATTGATAATGCTGTAGCTACAGCATTACTTTGGAGTCCTGTTATTAATCCTGGCTCAAAATTACCCTCGATAGAGTGTAGTAGTAAAGTAGTTGTATTAGCGTAATATAACACACCCTGTGCTATTTTATTATTAGCTTGATTTTGCACCACATATTCGTACTTTTCTAATAGCCCGGTATTGGGTTCGTAAGCTATTGTTGATCTACGAGCAGTAGTGTCACTAAAGAAATTAATAATAGAACGCTTAATAAGACCAGATTTTTGAGTAGGACCCCAAAAGTATGCTTTCATATTAAACATGAGCGTATAAAAAATATAGCGCTTATCTGTAGCCATACTTCCTTCGTATGAGTCTTCATTAACAATTGTTGCTAGTGTAATAGGGACATCAACACTATAATCAATATTTTCAATTAGTTTTAGTGTTGCACAGTAGTCTGGATTAAAATATGGTAAAATTTGTTCTACGATTTGTAGAGCATCGTCAGAATTCTTACTATAAATGGCAAGTTGAAAAGTTAAATCGTATGGCACTGGAGTAAATTGTTGATTCACTAAGCCGCTACTACTCTGCTTTTTAAATGTTTTATTTAAGGTCTGTAATTTACGCTCCCCATCATAGCTTATACCAATAATTTCAAAAGACATACGCGGTAACTCGATAGCTGTACTCTTTAGTAGCTCAGGATCCTGCCGTAATCTTGTAAGCCAATGAGATTTAGGGCCGTAGACGATAGGAACAGAAATAATCTGCTCAATACCATCTAAAGAATTCTTTCTTACTACAGAAATATTATTAAAAATAGTTCCAAAGTATAAGATATATTTACGCATTAGACTGTGATAAAAATAGCCGTTCATTATAGTTTAGCCAAATAGGGGTTAGGTTGTGTGAAATCAAATATAATTTCTGCTTCATCCTGAATAATTTTATTTTGTGATAGAGCATCATTTGTATCTATTAGATTTGGTGAGAATATAATAGGATCACCGCTGGGTGTGGTGAGCACTTCACCGGAAGATGTTAGTATCGTTTGATTAGCAATATCATAATTACCACCCTCATCATTGATTTCTGCATCAATAAGATCGTTTCCGGTTGAAATTCTATCAGATGAATACTCCATCTTTTCTAATCTTAGTTCCCAGGTATACAGAGCCCCTAGTTGGTAAAACATAGACTCATGCTCAACAAATTTAATCTCAAAAAAATCTTTAGAGGGAGGAAAGAAAATTACATCACCCTCATGCGGTCTGGGTATATTAATAATATTACCTACTTCATTCAGAAATCTCTCGCGCGACACAATAAGCACGAGTTCATCTCGCAACTCCAGTGCAAATTTAGTAATAATATCTCCCTGCCCCTCAAAGCCCCCATATGACTTTACATACATTTCAATCATGTATTGTTGATTGAATTTAGATGTAGGGTCTTCCATAAGAAGATAATCAGGATTCATAATAGTACGTGGGAGGTAATACACAGGAATGCCGTGTATCTGAATAGTCTCCATTACTAATTCGTTTACTAGATTCTGCTCACTGAATTCTTCGGTATTATTAAAGTATGGGTTTGTTACTGTCATATTTAACCCATAAAGAATTCAGCTGGATACGATGCATCTCTAATATCTTGCTCAAGCTCCTCAATTTCAGCAACGGCGTCGTTATAAATTTTCTCTCCGTTAAACTGAATTCCACTCATGAGCTGAGTACCAACAAACTTAGTTAGGTTTGATCCCCATTGCTTTTTAATTAGAGCAGTAGCATACGCCATCAACCATTCCTCTCCCCATACATCTGGATTATCGTCTGGTCCAATTTCTTGGTATGCCTCAACAATCATCCAATTTCCTACAGGAATACGATCCCAGCTACCATCGATATAAACTTTATTGTCATGTCTATTATATCTAATAGGTTGTTTTCCAACAAATAATTCTTCAATAAGTGAGAGGTATGATCGATTCATATAGTAGGGCACGACTGTGTCGTTCATGTACTGATAAAGATCATTTAGTGCGATTTGATATCTGATGTCAAACATACCAGAAGTTGTTCCAATACCACCTGCTGGGAAAATATTAATTACACCCTGGATGTTTTGTGGAATAGGAAACCATTTATTATCAATATCAGTTTGAGTAACTTGATACTTTAAATAAACTTTGAGGTGTCCGTTATGATGATCAAAAAAAATTTCTTAAGAGCATCA